AAGCTAGGATTGTAAAGTTTACTGCACAATTACCCTCATCAATAGTTTTAAATTATGAATTAAATGATGTGTTTATTGTAAACGGACAAGAGTATTATATAAATAGCATAAGAACTAATTTACTAACCAACAAAAGCACACTTGAGCTTATTACAAAGCAAAGTGCTTACACACCAAGCGTATTAACATAATGATAGTATTAAAATTATTAAACATAGATGAGTTTTATGGATTAAGTAAAACTATAGATATAGCTAAAGGAAAGAATAAATTACCTCAATCATTAAAAGAAGGTTTTGAACAAATAAAAAGAAAAACAAAATGGCAATAAAAAAAGTATTTGTTGTAAGCGCAGAAACTAAAAAAGCGCAAAAAGAATTAGAAAATTTAACTGAACAATTAGAAATTCAGGATAAAGTTATTAATGATTTAAATAATGATTTATCTAGGCAACAAAAAATGCTAGAAAACACTTCTAAAGCAAACTTGTCTGCTAGAAAAAAAATTAATGATGAAATTAAAAAAACTAAAACAGAATTAGCTGGAGAAAAAAGAGCAAGAGTTGATTTAAACAATCAAAGAAAGAAAGCTAATAAAGATGTTAAGGAAACAATAAAAAATCAAAAAGATTTAACTGGCGTTTTAGGTTTTGTAGATAAAGCAACTGGCGGAGCATTGTCAGGAATGCAAAATTTTGTTAGCAGTATAACAAGCGCAACCAGAGGAATGAAGTTATTAAGAGTAGCTTTTATTGCAACAGGTATTGGCGCATTTGTTGTGGCTGTTACTTCTTTAGCTGCTGCATTTACTCAAAGCGAAGAAGGGCAAGAAAAATTACAAAGAGGTTTAGCTGTATTAGGAGCGATTACTAAACAAATAATGGATTCATTTGCTGATCTAGGAGAAGCTATAATTGATGCTGTATCTAATCCAATGGAATCTGTTAAAAGTCTTGGTAAAGGCTTATTAAAGTTTGTTACAAACCCTTTTAAGACTATTAAAGATGCAGTAATAGGAGCTAAAGATTCAGTTAAAGATTTTGTTGATGAAACTGTAAAAGAAGTTCAAGCAATTGATCAGGTTACAAAAGCAAGACAAAAAGCTCATCATATTGAAAGAGATTTATTAACTGAAAGAGCTGAAGCAAACAGAGAAATAAATAATATAAGATTAGAAGCAGAAAAAAGAGATCAATATAATGCAACTGAAAGAGTAGCTTTGTTAAAAAAGGCTCAAGCTATTGAAGAAGAAATTACTCAAAAAGAAATTAATGCTAAAAAGCTTTTAATCCAAGCTCAAGAGCTAGAAATGGCTCAAGGTAAAAATACTATTGAGGATAAGGATAAATTAGCCAAATTGCAAGCTGAATTAATAAATCTTGATACTAAAAAATTAAGAAGCCAAAGATTATTACAAACGCAAATAACAACTGCTACTAATGAAGAAAAAGCTGAAAAGCAAAGAAAGTTAGATGAAGAAAATGCAGAGATAGAATTAGCAAATCAAAAAGAGCAAAAGCGGTTAGATGATATACAAGCTATAAGAAATGCTCATGAACAAAAGGTAAAAGAAGAAGAAGCTGTTAAAGAAGAAGAAAAAGCAATATTAGAAAAAGAAAAAGAATTATTAGCGCTTGAAGAACTTAATGCAACAGAAGAACAAAAGGCAGCAGTAATAGCTTATTGGGATGGCAAGATACAAGAAGGAAAAGATAAAGACAGAGCCGAACAAAAAAAGAAAGATGATAAAGATGCCAAACAAAAAAAGGATTTAGAAAAAGCAGTTGCAAACGCAAAATTAAATGTAGCTAAAAACACAATGTCTTTAATTGGAGAAATAGCTGGAGAAGGAAGTAAAGTCGGAAAAGCAATGGCTATTGGTCAAGCTACTATAAGTGGTTATCAAGGTGTGCAAAATGCATATTCAACAGCTCAAGAAAGCCCAATAACTGCTGTATTTCCAGCCTACCCAATAATTCAAGCTGGTTTAGCTGGAGCATTTGCTGCTGTTAATATTTCAAAAATATCTAAAACTAAACCATCAGGATCAAGCGGCACAAGTGGTTTGCAATCTACAGCAGTATCAAGCGCAGCAGCTCCAAATGTTAGTTCAATAACAGCGCAAACCCCATCGTTTGATATATTAGGAACAAGCGGAGTAAATCAAATAGCTTCTGCATTAGGACAACAAGCTCCAGTACAAGCATTTGTTGTAAGTCAAGATGTAACATCTGCTCAAAGCTTACAAAACAATATAATACAAGGGGCATCATTAGGATAATATAACATAAATCAAAAAAAAAGGTTTTTAAATAAAATAGAAATGGAAATAATAGAATTAGTAATTGATGAAGAACAAGAGCTATCTGGTATAGATGCTATTAGCGTAGTAGAAAACCCAGCAATAGAAGTTGATTTTATAGCATTAAAGAATCAGGATCAAATAAGGCTTGCAGAAGTATCTAAAGAAAAAAAGATATTAATGGGAGCAGCTTTAATTCCTGACAAACCTATATATAGAAATTCTAATGGTCATGAATTTTATATTTATTTTTCAAAAGATACTGTTGCTAAAGCATCGCAGATGTTTTTAAAAAAAGGGAATCAAAGTAGAGCAACTCTAGAACATACTGAAGAAAAACTTTCAGGCATGACAGTTGTTGAATCTTGGCTAATAGAAGATGAAGTTCATGATAAATCTAGAAAGTATGGATTAAACATGCCAGTTGGAACTTGGATGGTATCAATGAAAGTAGATAATGAGGAAATCTGGAATGATTATGTTAAAGAAAACAAAGTAAAAGGCTTTTCTATTGAGGGGTATTTTGCAGACAAACTTAACAGACCTCAAGATAAACAAAAAGATCAATTAAAAAATCAAAAAGTCAATGATGAATTTATGATCATAGATGACAGATTAGCTTATTCAACTGAAGATAAAGCAAAAGAAATTGCTAAAAATATAGGATGCGAAGGATTTCATGAACATGAGATAGATGATCAGACTTGGTATATGCCATGCGAACAACATTCATTAGAAGCTGGAAAAAATACCAAAAGCCCATGTTGGGATGGATATGAGCAAAAAGGATGGAAGAAAGGTAAAGATGGGAAAAAAGTTCCTAAATGCGAAAAGAAAAAGTATTCAGAAGAAGAACTCTTAAAACAAATAATAGATGTCATACAAGAACAGGAATAATATACCAACATCAAGTAGAACAAGCCCAACAGGTGGAAAAAGAGGTTGTTTATGTAAAGACAATACTTATAATTCTAAATGTTGCAATGGAGATCTACAAAATCAAGGGATAGGCAATACAACAGGACAAAATAGTTGAATTTACAACAGTTTAAATAAAAAAAGGTTTTAATAATATAAATTAATTTAATATGAAAGCAGAGAGTACTCTAAACAAAGTAAAAGTTCTTTTAGGAATGGAAATAAAACTAGAAGAAATGAAACTTGAAAACGGAACACGTTTTGAAGCTGATAAATTTGAAAAAGGAAGTGAAGTTTTTATCGTATCTGATGATGATCAAAGAATTCCAGTGCCAGTTGGAGAATATTTAACTGATGAAGGAAAATATCTTTATGTAGTAGAAGAAGGAATTATTGATGAAGTAAAAGAAGAAAAAGAAGAAGAAGAAATGGAAGTTGAAGATAAAGAAATTGATGAAGTAGAAGCAAAAGATGATGGTAAAGAAGCAGATGTTGAAGATTGGGCTGGTATGGAAAAACGTATCAAAAACCTAGAAGATGCAATTTCTGATTTGAAGTCTAAAATGGGAGAAGATAAAGAATACATGGAAGAAGATTCAAAAGAAGATTCTAAAGAAGAATTATCTGCTGAAGTTAAAGAAGTTGAATTATCTGAAGAAGTTAAACCTTTCAAACATAATCCTGAAGCAAAAAATAAAGTAGAAATGAATCTTTATGCTCAAAACAAACCAATGAGCACTCAAGACAGAGTATTTAAAAAATTATTCAATAACAATTAAAATAAATAAAAACCAAAAATTATGTCAAATAAAATTGATCTAGCAACAACAGTAAATATCACTAGCACATACGCGGGAGAATTTGCTGGCAAGTACATCTCGGCTGCACTTTTAAGTGCAAGTACAATCGAAGATGGTGGTGTTGAAGTAATGCCAAACGTAAAATTTAAATCAGTAATTCAAAGAATTGAAACTGGAAGTTTAATCGCAGATGGAACTTGTGATTTTGCTGCTTCTTCAAATGTGAATTTAACTGAAGTAGTTATTCAACCAGAAGAATTCCAAGTAAACTTACAATTATGTAAGTCTGATTTTATCAACACATGGGAATCTATACAGATGGGCTACTCTGCCTTTAATCCAAATGGATTACCTACATCATTCGCTGATTATTTAGTAGGACATGTAGCATCTAAAGTTGCTGCTGCAAACGAAACTAATATCTGGACTGGAAATTTAGGTGGAGCGCAAGCTGGAGAATACAATGGATTGGAAACTCTTGCTGCTGCTGATGGAACGGTATTAGATGTATCTTTGCCAATTGCTTTAACTGCTGCTAACATCATTGATGAAATGCAAAGAGTTGTGGATTTAATTCCAAATTCACTTTTCGGAAAAGAAGATTTAAAATTATACGTATCTAATAAAGCTGCAAAACTTTACATCAGAGCTTTAGGTGGATTTACTGCTACTATTGGAGCTGCTGGTTCTGATAGCAAAGGAACACAATGGTATAACAACGGAAGTTTATCTTTCGGAGGTATTCCAATCTTTGTAGCTAGAGGAATGTCAGATAATACAATGATGGCTGCTCAATCTAGTAACCTTTTCTTTGCGACTGGTCTTTTAAACGACTATAACGAAGTAAGAGTAATTGACATGACTCCACTAGATGGAAGTCAAAATGTGAGACTTGTCATGAGGTTTACGGCTGCCGCAGCCATAGGAGTAGGAGCTGATGTAGTTTACTACGCAGGATAATTAAAACTTAATAAGGGGAGCGTAAAAGCTCCCTTTATATTATTAACTTATAAATATATAAACTTATGGCATGTGACGTTAATTTAGGGCGTTTAGAACCATGTAAAGATTCAGTAGGTGGTATTATAGCTATTTACATAAATGGAGCATATTCAAGTGGATTATTAGATTCAGCAACTTTTGATGCAACTAATGAGATTACAGCTTTTGCTTCTGCATTAACTTTTTACAAATTCGATCTTAAAGGAGCGAATGGTTTTGAGCAAACTAACGAAAATTCTAGAGAAAACGGAACGAGTTTCTTTACACAAACAGGAACAGTTGTTCTTAAAAAACAAGATAAAACTACTACTGCACAAATGAAATTGCTTTCTTATGGAAGACCGCAAATCATTTTTCAAGATTACAACGGAAATTATTTTTTAGCAGGGATTGAAAATGGTTGCGAAGTACAGGTAAATACTGCTACTGGGCAAGCAATGGGCGATCTTAATGGGTATAATTTAACTATTACTGGAACAGAGAAATCGCCAGCTAATTTTATTGATCCAACTATCATAGGAGATACTACTAATACAGTTGTAGTTGTAGGAACTTAATTAGTTTTTTTACATTGAAGAATTAAGGAGAGCAATTTTTGTTCTCCTTTTTTTTTGATTATAAAACAAAAAAGCAATAAATCGGTTTTTAAATAAAGAAAAGTATAATGATAATTTTAAAGACTGATGCTACTGCTCAAACATTTAAGTTTATTCCTAGAGAATATGCAGCAACTAGCCTTATTTTGACAGATGAAGATCAAAATACTTCGGTTACTTATAATCCTACTTTTACTAAAACAAAATATTATTTACAAACATCTGTTACGTTTAGTCCAATTTTAAAAGAAGGAACTTTTTATACATTAGAGGTTTTGAATGGATCTAGTATTATATATAGAGATATAATCTTCTGTACTGATCAAGCATTAAGCACATATTCAATTAATGATGGTCAATTTACAGAACACGAAACAACAAATGAATACATATTATTATGATAGATAAAAATATATTTATAGCTAATTTAAGCGCATATACTTCTCCAGTTATAACAGAAGTTAAACACAAGGATTGGGTGCAATATGGCATAGATAATGACTATTTTAATTACTTAATAGATCTCTATATAAACTCTACTTCTAATAATGCTATTATAAATGGCGTTACAAATATGATTTATGGTAGAGGAATAGCAGCTTTAGATGCATCTAGGCGACCTGAACAATATGCTCAAATGATTACTTTGTTTAAAAAGAAAGATTTGAGAAGATTTGCTAAAGATTTCAAGATATTGGGAATGGCTTGTTTCCAAGTTGTTTATGAAAAAGGAAAAGTAAGTCAGGTGCATCATTTTCCAATGGAAACATTAAGAGCAGAAAAATGCAATGATGAAGGAGAAATAGAAGCTTGGTATTATTCAAATGATTGGGCTAATATAAAACCAACAGAAAAGCCTGAAAGAATACCAGCATTTGGTCATGGAAATAAAAAAGGCGTAGAACTTTATGTTCTTTCTCCTTATACTCCAGGGCATTACTATTACAACTGCCCTGATTATGCTGGAGCATTACCTTATGCTAAACTAGAAAACGAAATTGGAGATTATTTAATTAATGACTGTATAAATGGTTTTAGCGGAACGAAAGTAGTAAACTTTAACAACGGAGTTCCAGATCCTGAAAAGATGATGCAAGTTAAATCTGATGTTCTAAACAAACTAACTGGAGCTAGAGGAGAAAAAGTAATTGTAGCATTTAATCAAAACCAAGAATCAAAAACAACTGTTGATGATATTCCTTTAAATGATGCTCCTAGCCATTATGAGTACCTTTCTAACGAGTGTTTTAGAAAATTGATAGTTGGGCATAGGGTAACCTCTCCAATGCTGTTAGGCGTAAGGGATGGCAATGATGGTTTAGGAAATAATGCAGATGAAATAGAAACTGCAACTTTATTATTTGATAATGTAGTAATAAAATGTTATCAAGATGAAATAATTGATTGCATGGATGAAATACTAGCGATTAATGATATTTCTTTAGAATTATATTTTAAAACTTTAAAACCTTTATCATTTAATGATTTAGATCAATTAGAAGGAGTTGATGAAGATGTAGTTGAAGAAGAAACAGGAGTTGAATTAGCTAAACAACCAGAGCTTACGCAAGAACAAGGAGAGATTTTATTAGAACATCTCAAAGGCGAAGTAATGAGCGAAGAATGGGAAGAAGTTGATTCTAGAGAATATTGCGAAGAAAATGTATCTAATGAAGAATGGGCTTCTGCTTCAATAGTAGAAAAGAAATCAATGTTCACTAAACTTAAAGATGAAATATTTGCTGATCCTAATGGGTTTTCTTATTTAGATTCTAAAAATTATAAAATTAGATATAAGTATTTTAAGAAATCTCAAAAACCTAACATAATAGGAAACAAGTCTAGAACTTTCTGCGATAACATGATGAAGCTATCAGATAAAAACATAGTATATAGATTAGAAGATATTGATAGAGCTAGTAGAGATGGAGTAAACAAACAATTAGGGCATGATGGCAAGCCTTACGATCTTTTTAAATTTAAGGGCGGAGTTTACTGTCGCCATGCTTGGAAACAAGTCTTATATCGTTTGAGAACAAATACAGAGCCTAGCAAAGAGTTAAAAGATTATATAAAAACAGGAACAATACCTAAAACATATCAGAAGAACCCTTGGGGAACTAGAGAGAGCCAAATAGCTCCGATAGATATGCCAAATGAAGGACATTATCCAGGCGTAAAATAAGAAAAGAATGGCAACAGCATTATTTGTAACAACTAAAGATCTTAAAAGATACTCTGTTCTTTCAGGAAATATTGACCCTGACAAATTTGTTTACATGATAGAAATATCAATGGACACAGAGGTGCAGATCTATTTAGGAACTAAACTTTACGAAAAACTACAAGCGTTAATAATATCAGGAATTAATGATCCAGCAAATGCAGCTTATAAAACGCTTTTAGAAACCTATGTTAAGCCAATGACTATTTATTGGGCTTTAGTTTATTACATGCCTTTTGCTGCTTATACAGTAGCTAATGGAGGAGTATATAAACACGTAAGCGAATCTAGTGAAAGCGTAAGCAAAGAAGAAGTTGATTATTTGACAAATAAATATAGAGATATAGCTCAATTTTATACTAATAATTTTACAAATTTTATGGTATATAATCAAGACACATATCCAGAGTATAATGCAAACACAGAGGATGATTTTTATCCTGATCAAAGTGGAGCTGATTTTGGCGGTTGGGCTTTATGATATATAAAATTAAAGAAAAATATATTGTTAAATTAAAGCAATATTTAGAAAAAAAGAAATATGTGGACACAAACGAACACACTAAACATAGAAATAAATTATAACTATAAAACAAAGAAGTAATGAATACTGGAACTTGGGGATTATACTACAATTATACTTGGTGGGGAAACGCTATACAAACAGCTCCTTCAGTTATTGGTAAACCAGACTTTTTTGGAAGTCAATTTGCTATGAATGAAAGACAAGAAGTAGAAGCAGTAAAATGCATAGCTGACTGGATTCACGAAACACAAATATTAGACGTATAAAAAATTAAACAATGGCAAAACCAAAATTAGCATTAATACCAGCAGCACAAGGAGACAAGTTTTATTCTGTACTCCCATCAGATGGAGTAGGAGACTTTGACTTTACTCGTAATAGTTCTGCTACTAGAATAGCACCAACTGGATTTATACAAGAAGTAGGAGCATTTGGAAGTGATTTAGCAAATGGATATAATTTTACAAATGGATGGAGTACTTTTGGAGGTGGAACATCTATAACTAATAGCACAACTTTTGTTTCAGAATCTGGGCAAGGAATTTACGCTGGTCTTGGTTTGGTTATTAATAAACTATATAGAGTAAAAATAGCTGGAACACAACCATCTGGAGGTTATTTAACTATTAAGGCTGGAACAACTGGAACATCTTTAGGGAATATTACAGAACAAAGTTTTGACAAAGTGTTATATTTTACTCCTTCGGTAGTTACTGGAACTGGCAATAGTTTTTATATTAGATTAGCAACGCATCCAGCAAGTACATCTATAACAATTACAAAATTGCAAATAGAAGAAGTAGTAGGAAACAAATCAAGACTAGACTACGACTTATTAAATGGTAAAGTAGTTAATTGTCCTCATTACCTTTTAGAACCAGCTTCTACTAATTTTATTACTTATTCAAACAATATAAGCCAATGGACAAATAGTGGTAACACTGTTTCTCCTAATGTTATTACAAGTCCAGATGGAGGTTTAAATGGTGGTAAAGTTATTGTTAATAATGGCACAACTGCAGCAAATATAAGACCAATGGCTAGTGTTGCTGCAACAAATGGATTAGACTATGTTTTTTCTGTTTTTGTTAAAGCTGGGGAGTTTGATAAAATAAATTTAGATTTTTCAAACGCTGTTTTTGGCTCTGCTGGAGCAACATTTAATTTAACAAGTGGAATTTTAACAGATTTTGATGCTGTAAATGTAAGTCAAGGTATAGAGGATTATGGCAACGGATGGTATAGATGTTATCTAGTTGCTGCTGCAATTGCAAGTGGAAGTGGTGCGTTAATATTAAGGCTTGATGCTAATGGAGCTGGCGATGGGGTAAAAGGTTTATATGTTTACGGAGCTCAATATGAGCAAAAATCATTTTTAACAAGCTACATTCCTACTAATGGAACAACTATCACAAGAGCAGCAGAATCTGCTACTGACTCTGGAAATGCAGCTACGTTTAACGATTCAGAAGGTGTGTTTATGGCAGAGATAGCTGCTTTGGCTAATGATGGGACTTTTAGAGCGATAAGTTTATCAAGTGGGAGTACAACTAATAGAGTATTAATTTACTTAAATAACACTACCAATGTAATAAGACCAAATGTAGTTAGTAATGGAGTTGTACAGATGAATGCATATGTAAATGTTCCAGATATTACTAATTTTAATAAGGTTTTAATTAGATATTCTTTAAATAATATTGCTTTTTGGGTAAACGGATATAAATTATCTGAAGTTTTATCAACTACTTCAATGCCAATTGGATTAAATGAATTATCCTTTGACAATGTTGGTGGTGGTAGTGAGAAATTCTTTGGTAAAACTAGAGAAGTACAATACTTTGATTCAGCATTAACAGACGCACAATTAGAAACACTAACAAGTTGGACATCATTACAAGAAATGATTACATCTCAATTATATACAAATTACTAATGGCACAAACACTAAAATTTGGAAATAAAGTATGGGCAGCTAAAGAAGATTCTGTCTTGGCATACAACGACATCAATAACAACTATAAGCCTTTGCCTTTCGACTTTGCAAGAGCAAGTATAGGAACAAGAGTAAACAAAGATGGTCTAATAGAAACAATGGGGCAAGATATAGCAAGAATAGACTATACAGATAGTGCTGATGGTGTTCTTTTGTTAGAGCCTAGTTCTACTAACCTTATTACTTATAGTGAGGATTTTACAGATAATAGTTGGGATTTATTAGATGCTACAATTGAAAACAATTCTAGTTTAGCCACACCAGAAGGAATTAATGGAGTTCAAGAATTAAGAGAGAACAGCGACAATGATGACCATCTTATAAAATCATCTGGAACTTTTTCATTAAGCGATTGTTCTTTTAGTTTATTTGCAAAGTACAAAGGAAATAATAGAAATATAAAACTTTCTCTCGGCACTGGTAAATATGCTAGTTTTAATTTACAAGAAGGATACGTTTTTGATGTGCAATCTTCTACAATAGCTAAAATAATAAAATATTCAAATGGATGGTATAGATGTGAAATTAGTGGTAATATATCTGCTTCTAAACTTAATATAATTTTGTTAAATGATACAACTGAAGTTTATCAAGGAGATGGAGCTAGTGGTGTATATATTTGGGGTTCTCAATTAGAAGCCTTATCCTACCCTACATCTTACATACCAACATCTGGCTCAACAGTAACAAGAGCAGCAGAGACTTGTAATAACTCTGGTAATAGTGAAGTGTTTAATGATAGTGAGGGAGTATTGTTTGCTGATGTAAAAATATCAGACAAAAGCACAACAAATTCATATCCTATTTCTATTTTTGGAAATGGAGATGCAATACAAATTTATTATAGGTCAGCAACTCAATCTATATCTTTTTTATCGGTTGTTGGTGGGATACAATATTTGTTTCATTCTGCAATAAATCCTTTAGGGAATCATAAACTTTCTTTAGTTTATAAACAAGGTCAATATTCTGCTTTTATAGATGGTTTTCTTATGAATAGGCAAAATAGTGGAAATGTTCCATCTGATGGAACTTTAACTGCATTAAGTTTAGCAGATACTGGTTCAAGTAATTTTCGAGGAACAGTAAAAGAAGTTGGCTACTACAATACAATACTAACAGACCTTGAACTAGAAACATTAACATCATACAGAAACTGGGTGTCTATGGTAAACGAATTAAATTTAAACATAATATACAATGGCTAATACATTAAAATTTGGTAATGGACAATGGGCAACTGGTAACGGAACAGCTCTTGCGTATAATGACGAGAACGCTAACTTTAAACCTCTACCATTTGACTTTACAAGAGCATCAAGTGGAACAACAGTTAATCAATCTGGTTTAATAGAAACAGTAGGTAGTGGAATACCAAGAATAGACTTTCAAGGAAATACTAAAGGTGCTTTATTGTTAGAGCCTAGTAGGAGTAATTCAATAAATTATAGTGAAGATTTTAATCAATCTGTTTGGAATAAAACTGGATTAACAGTCTCTTCAAATCAAATAATTTCTCCAGATGGTAGTTTAAATGCTGATGAAATAAATATAACTGGCGTAAATGCTCACTATCTTTTTGATGTTATTTCAGTAAACGCTTCAACTAATTATGTTTTAACTTTTTATGCGAAAAAAGGTACTGCAACAGATGTTTCTTATAGCATATATGATAGTAGTAATGGCGCTGACATTATTGCTTCTACTTCATATTATAGTCAAATATCAAATACAAATTGGACTAGGATAACTGTTGAATTTACAACACCTTCTGGATGTACTTCAGTAAGACCTTATCCATTAAGAGATGGTTCAAGTGCTGGAACTGTTTACATTTGGGGCGCACAACTAGAACAAGGCAGCTACCCTACATCGTATATTCGTACCTCTGGTAGTGCTGTAACGAGGGTGGCTGATGCTTGTGATAATGGAGGTAATGACCAAGTAATAAATTCTTCTGAAGGAGTTTTATTTTTAGATTTTGAAATTACAGAAAATTCAACTGAAGTAAAACAAACTGCATTATGCAATGGTACAACAAGCGAAGCTGTAAAAATATTACAATTAAGTGGTAGTACAAGTTTTAGATTCGAAACTGTTATGTCATCTGGCACAAACTTTCAAAAGAATTTAACACTAAACCCATATCAAAGAAATAAATGTGCTTTACAATACAAAGCAAACGACTATAAAGTTTTTGTAAATGGAGTAAAACAAACAGTAACACAAAGAAGTACAGTACCAGTAAATTTAGACAGATTTAACTTTAACAGAGGCGTTTCTTCTGCTGATAATTTTTTTGGTAATATAAGAGACGTAAGAGTTTACAACACAGCATTAACAGATGCAGAATTAATAGCATTAACAACATAAGTAACAATTACACCTATAATAATAACAAAAGTAAATAAATATGAAAATTTCAAAATATGAATTTGATGATGAAGCAAGTGCTTTATCTAAAATAGCAGCTTTACCTCATTCAACTGATGAAGATGGTAATTCACATCCTTCACATAAACACACTATTGTTAAGCTAGGCTTTATAGTACTAGAACAAGGAGAGTATGATGAAGAAGGAGAAGAAACTAAAGCTCCAGTATTATCAGACAAATATTCTGTTGATGTACTATGGAACGAAGCAGAAATAACTACAGTAGATGTAGAAGCTGTTTTAGATGAAGATGGTATGGTAGCAACACCAGCAGTAACTTCAGTAGACCACCCTTACGGATGGAAGTCTAAAGCAATAGATTTAGAAGATGAAGGAGTACACGGATTTTTCGGTGTTTCATATCAAGGAAATAAAATGTAATGCCAATACCAAAGCCTAAACCAGCAGAAAAGCAAAGCGATTTTATGATCAGATGCGTGCCTATGCTTATGCCTTATCATGAGAAAAATCAAGCTATTGCAATTTGCTATGATAAATTTAAAGACAAATGACACAGATTGGAGAAGATACAAAAGTAACTTTAGACTTAAAGACAATTTCAATGATAGTAGGTTTTGCTGTATCATTATCAAGTATGTACTTTGTTTTGCAAGCAGACATCGCTAAAGCTATGACTCTTCCAGAGCCAGAGGTAACCTCAACAGAGTTTCAGTATAAAGATCAAATCATACGAGAAGCTATTATGACAACGCAAGAAGATGTGCAAGAAATGAAAGAAACCTTGAAACTATTAGAAATGCGATTATATGAAATATCTAAAAACTAAATTATGTGTAGCGATTGCCCTATTTGTATTTTCTGCAACTCATAGTCAATCTTATAAAGATGACATTAGCGTTGTATTATATACAGCCGAGTTTATAAAGAATGATAATTTCTCTTTAAAGCCTTTTAAAGAACATAATACCTATATTTTTTATTTAAGCAAAGACAAAAAGATACACGCCAACGATAAGATAATGTACTTACCTACTCTTTGTTTATTTAACAATGGAGAGCTTATCGAAAAAATAGAATCTGGTATAGCTATGAAGCTTCCAGAAAGCACTACAGAAAGAATTCAAGAACATATAGAAGAATTATTACAAGACAAATTTTAAGCCTATGAAATATCTATTAATATTATTATTTACATTAAACGCTCAAGCAGACATCTTTAAGGATGTTTTTAAGTATTCAACTATTTATGGAGCATATACACAAAGCAATTCTATTCAAGGAAATAAGACGTTTTACGTAAGTCAAGAATCAGAGTTATTTGAAACAACACAAAGAAACCCAGCAGACGAGATAAAAACATTTGGGTTTAGAAAACTAGCGCACTTTGGTTATGAAGATAAAGACAGATTCTATGATGGAGAAGAACAAAACAATTCTTTAAATTCTAACATAGGAAACGTAAAAGGATTAGAATACTTATTTGAATACCAAGAAGGAAGACAACAAGGCAGAGAGTTTAATAATCAACAATTCTTTGTAAGGTATTTAGCTAAATGGTGGCTTGTAAAAGCAGAATCACAAAGAAACGAACTTGTAGATATAAATTATAAATCTGCTGATGTGCGTTTTAGAATACCTATTAGTAAAAAACTATCTATATCTATTGGCGCAATGTATAGAACGTATGACAAAGCTTATGGACATAATCCAATACAAAAATATTTAGAGGAGAATGCTTGGTGGAATCTATCTTACAATTATTTTAACCATACAGACCAATTATATAGTTGGGAAAACTTATCTACTGGAGAAAGTGGTTATGATTATTTTTGGTATGATGCACAAGGAGAATTATTAAGCAATTCTGATTTAGATTATAGAAATAATATTTATAGTCAATTAGTAAATACATACAATAAAGAACAATTAGCTTTAATTGGAGATTTTGCAGATTTATCTTCTGTAATCGGTTTAGATTTCTATCACTACAGAAAGAACTTTTGGGTACACGCTTACGGAAATATATTACCTCATCACAAACTACAAAAAGGAGATGAAAGATATTCATACGGAAACTTTATAGGAGATGACAATTGGTTAGATTATTCTTTTGGTGGTGTGTTTGGTGTTAGGTTAAATAAAAAGCTAGGATTATTTGCAGAGGTAACTAATCAACGCTATTGGGATAGAGAACTAAAAACAATTAAAGCTGGTATTAATTTTAAAATCTAATAAATGACAAAGAATTTTAGCAAAGAGGAATTTGATTGTAATGATGGTAGCGAGATGCCTATAAATGTTTATCATAATATGGTAAAGGTTGCTAATCAACTACAAATTTTAAGAGATGAACTAAAAAAGCCAATACATATTAATTCTGCATATAGATCAGAAGAATATAACCAAAGCATTGGAGGTGTAAAAAGCTCGCAGCATATAATGGGCAGAGCAAGTGATATTGCTATAAAAGGAATGATGCCTTTAGAAATCTATAATACAATAGAAAGACTAATTGAAAACGGAGACATGTTACAGGGCGGATTAGGTTTATATGATTCTTTTGTTCACTATGATATAAGAGGAACAAGAGCCAGATGGGATTACCAGAAAAAATTATAATATGATATTTGGATTTAGTTTTATTATTGAAAGAGGTTTAATGTTAGGCTGGGAATATTATCCAGCATTAGATCATGAAGACAATGAAGAACTAAACATTTATTTAATATTTATTTGTTTACATTTAAAATGGAATTATGAAGAAGAAATTTAAAGACACAAAAGTAGGATCTTTCTTAAAAAGCAAAGGATCATTTTTATTAAACACTTTAGGAGATTCAGTTCCTAACAAAGGATTTATGGGTATTGTAAAGAACTTATTAATAAAAGATGATGAAATGCCATTAGAAGATAAAGAAACAGCTTTAAAACTGCTAGAAATGGATTCTATTGAAATGCAAGAGGTTTCTAAAAGATGGAGCAGCGATATGAAATCAGATTCTTGGCTTTCTAAAAACACTAGACCATTAACTTTAATTTATTTAACAGTAATAACTTCTTTATATATATTGTTAGATGCTTTAGATATAGCTTTTGATATTGATGAAGCTTGGGTTGAATTATTAAAAACTTTATTAGTTACAATTTACGTTGCTTATTTCGGAAGCAGAGGTTTTGAAAAGATAGGTTCTATTAAGAAATAGGGGGGAATGTCTTTATTATAAATGTCTTAATTAATTATATAATTTTTTATATATATTTATAAAATATTTAAATTTATTATTTTTTTTTGGTCTAAAAAAACTTTTTTTTAATTTTTTTGTATATATTAGCATTATGAACATTGATGTTAAAATAAAAAGATTAGAGGATCAATCTGAATATTATCAATTAAAATTAAATACTTATAAAGAATCTATTGAAGGAAAATTTTCTAAAGAAGATTTAAGATATTTAATTCAGCAAATAGATAATGAGATAATATAATGGCTAAAAGACCATCAAGAAAAACAATAATTAAAAAACTTGATAAAGTATTCAGCCAATTTATTAGAAGAAGATTTGCAATAAATGAGATAGCAAAGTGTGTAACATGTGGTAAACAGGCGCATTGGAAAGAATTGCAAGCTGGTCATTTCATGAGTAGAAAACATTATTCAACTAGATGGGATGAAACTAATGTTCAAGTGCAATGCAGTGGATGTAACGTATTTAGATACGGAGAGCAATTTAAGTTTGGAATGTATTTAGAACAAGCATACGGAAATGGAGTAGCGGAGCAGATGCATAATAAAAGTAGAGAAATAACAAAGTTTAGCGATATACAATTATTAGAAAAAATAGAATATTATAGTGAATTATTAACTAACTTACAATGATTTTTGTTTTGTTTTCTTGGGGAAGGCGAGGGTAAAGAAATTTATTCTCGCTTTTTTTTTGTCTAAATTTTTTTATATTAACAATTTTGTTTATATTTATGTCAAAGAAAACAATTATGATATATATTTTAAAGAATAATCAAAACGAAACTTTATTCGACACTCGATCTGCTGCAATAGCAGAATTCTATGCAAAAACTAATTATTTAAAAATCTATTACAGAACTGCTAGCAATAGAGAAGTAATATTAAATGACTACAGCAATGGCGAATAATTACACAAACGACTATTTGTTTCAAAGCAATGAAGCGTTAAAAAAAGAAAATGATTCTCTTTTAAAAACTTTAATAGAAGTTATTGAATATATGGATAGAGATCATGTAAACTATAAAGAATTATTAAAATCTGAATTAAGCAAAAGGTATGATATTAGATTCAATTAATTATGAAAATAATTTTCAGATCCTAGCGCAGTATTTAATTAAGTTAGGAAAAAAGCATCCAAATAATAAAGTTGTTGATGATTGTTCTAGAGCTTTAAAAGAAATGTATTTTTATACAAATACTTTGCAAATCCAAAACAGAGAATTAATTTTAGAAAATAGTAATATAAAACAAGAAACCAGAAAACAATTAATAAAATGAGAGAAATGCACTTAAAATCAACAAGAACCTATTCAATTTTTAATAAAGTAATAGGCAACAGAAATTTAGATCCTAAAAATCTAAAAAGGATAAAAGAATCAATTAATGAAATAGGTTTACAAATGCCTATTCTAGTAAATCAAAATAAATCTATAATAGATGGGCAACATAGATTGCAAGCTGCTAAAGAATTAGAAATACCTATTACATATATAGTTTCTAAAGATTCATGCGAACAAAATATAGATCAGTTGCAAATTAGCAAGAAATGGACAGCATTAGATTTTTGTAATAGAAATGCTTTAAAAGGAAATAAAGATTGCCAAAAAGCATTAGATATTGCTGAAGAATGGTTTATTGAAACTAATGGTAAATTTAGTAAAATTAATATTTTAACTTTATTAGAAAAAGGTTACAATCTAGGAGGAGTAATCAAATGTTTAAGAAATAATATTTATGAAATAAACATCAATAATGCAATAAGAATTTATAATGCATTAAAAATATTATCTTTAAACAATAATCCAAAATTTAAATCTTATTCTGCAACTAATAGCAGAGTTTTAAAAAGAATGAATAGATCAACATATGGATTAGATTTAAATGTGATAGAAAAAATTACTAAAAAAAATTATTTAATTAGTTATAGTAGCGCAAATGATCAATACAATTATTTAATGGATTTATATAACAAATACAATAAAAAGAAATGAATAAATATTTAAATTATCTAAATGATAATTATTTTAAAGAAATAAATTATATTTATATAAAACAAAGTAAAACCAAAAAAGTAAAATGACAAAAATAGAAATAACCTTTTATTTAATAGGAATGATTAATGGAATGCTTACAACATTGATTATTCATGATTTAGCTATAAGAAACGCAAACAAACAAGAAAAATTAACAACAAAAAAGAAAACAAATGAATAGAGAAAAATTAAAAGGATTGTATAAAGAATATGAATTAACTCCAGAAGATATATTTACAAAAGATATTGGATATGGAGATAACAAAAAAACCTTTACTATAATTACAAGATCAGGAATTGAAAAGATTCAAGCAAAAGAAAACATAACTATAAATTATGAAGTTATAAAATGCGAAATAAATTTTTCAGTAATTAAAGCAAACGCTTTTGTTCAAACTAAACCAAATACTGTAATAGAAAGTTTTGGATCTGCATTAAAAGGAGCTACATTTAAAGAGGGCAATTGCCAGAGCTGGTATGTAGTAGAAATGGCAGAGAAAAGAGCTTTATCAAGAGCTGTATTAAAACTAACTGGCTTTTACCAATTAGGAATATTTGGAGAAGATGAATCAGAAGATTTTAAAAAAACAAATAAAATAGATAAAGAAAAATTAATTAATTTAAATAAATAAAAAAAATGGGACACTTATTAAACACTAGAATTGGATTAAAGAAAATACCTAAAGAAGCGCAGTATGAAGGTAAAAAGGATGTATATGTTGATTTAACAATAAGCATCCAGGATGAATTGAACAACTATGATCAGAATGTTTCTGTATGGATTGCTCAAACTCCTGAACAAATAAAAAACAAAGAACCAAAGCAATATCTAGGAAATGGCAGAGTAATTTACACTAACAACGAGCCATTATTTGTAAAGCCAAAAGAAGCGCCAGTTCAAGAAACTAAAAATGAGGTGGATGTAGATCTGCCTTTTTAAAAATAATTTATTAAATTAGGGGCTATATGCCCCTTTTTTTTATGACTGAAGAAAACAAACTATATTACGATTTACTTACAGAACAATGCAGAATAAATACAGATGAAATAATAGAGAATCCACCAGTAGCGATTTCAATGGGAGAAACAACTATAAACACAATAAAAGGAAAAACCACTATTCCTACTAGTTTAGGAACTTATGGCAACTTTTCTTTTGTTGTTGCTCCTCCAAAAAGTTTTAAAACCTACTTTATATCTTTATTAGCTTCAGTATATCTTTCAGGCAAAAACAGATTTGCTGGCAATTTAAGAGGACATAGAGAAAACAAATGTTTAATTCATTTTGATACAGAACAGGGCAAGTTCCATGCGCAACGAGTATTTCGCAGAGTTGTAGATATGAATGATGGAGATGATGTTGGTTGCTATCATACTTACGGATTAAGAACCATTGGTTACAAATTTAGATTAGAGTTTATTGAATATTATTTAACTCATAAAGTTAAAAATGCTGGGCTAGTTATTATAGATGGTATTGCTGACTTATGTGGAGATGTGAATAATATAGACCAATCTAATTTTGTGGTACAAAAATTGATGGAATGGAGCGAGAAGTTTAATTGTCATATTATTACAATCATTCATTCCAATTACGGATCAGAAAAACCAACAGGGCATCTTGGATCATGTTGCGAAAAGAAAGCAGAAACACAAATACATTTAGAAAACGATAAAATAAATAATTGGGTAAATGTTAAATGTAAAAGGTCAAGGGGTTTCCCTTTTGATGATTTCGCTTTCAAAGTTAATAAAGTTGGATTGCCAGAAGTCGTTGGAGGATATTTTGATCCTATTACGAAAATTAAATACTAAATGCATTGGTTAAATAAAATTGCTAAACATCATAAAGAATGGATAAAAATTGCAGTAAACTTTGGGGCTAGAGATTATGCTGAAGATATAGTTCAGGAAGCATATATTAGAGTTCATAAATATTCTAATCCTGAAAAGATTATTAAAGATGATAAAGTCAATAAGGGTTACATGTTTTTTATTATTAGAAACATTTGTAATAATTTTAACAATGAATTAAAAAAAACCAGGAAACTGCCTTTAAATGACCATGTGTATAATATATCAAATGAATCTCTAGAATCAGAAAAAGATGTTGCTTTGCAAAACATTATTAATAAAATGGACAAAGAATTAGAAAACTGGCATTTCTATGAAAAAGGAATATTTAAAATATATAGAGATTCTGGATTAAGCATTAGAGGAATCGCAAAAGAAACTAAAATCAGTTCAGTTAATATATTTCATACTCTAAAAAAAAGTAAAAATAAAATGAGAGAAATGTTTGGAGAAGATTTTGAGGATTATATTAATGGCGACTTTGATTTAATAGATTGAAAAACAAAAAGTTATATTTAAGGTTTTAATAATATGGAAGATATAAAAGGATTAGGAGATCAAATAGAAAAAATCACAACAGCAACAGGAATTAAAAAACTTGTTAAATGGGCATTTGGAGAAGATTGCGGATGCGATCAAAGAAAGGAAATGCTAAACAAGTTATTTCCTAGAAAAAGAAAGCCTGAATGTTTGAATGAAGAAGAATATAGTTATCTTAAATTAATTAAATTAGATAAATTTAGCGGAGCTACTAATGTAAATGCAGAAACGCAAAGAAATATATTAAAAATATATAATAGAGTTTTTAATGATAAAAAACAATTTAGCTCTTGTAGTAGTTGCGTAAGAACTACAATCAATCAAATGCAAACTTTAATGAAATCTTATGGAGATTAGACCAAGACTTAAAGGAAACAAAAAAACAGCTTTTGAGAATCTTACAAAGAAAGAAAGAAGGATTCTAGTAATAGGAGATCTGCATGCTCCTTTTGTTTTAGAAGGTTATTTGGAATTTTGTCAAGAAGTTTATGCGCAACATAATTGCAATCAAGTTATATTCATTGGAGATATCATTGACTCGCATGGATGGAGTTACCATGAACAAGATCCTGATGGAATGTCTGCTGGTCATGAGCTTTCTTTAGCTATAAAAAAAGTTTCTTATTGGTATAAAGCATTTCCAAAAGCAGATGTATGTATTGGCAATCATGATCGCCTAGCTTCTAGGAAAGCATTTTCTGGTGGAGTTCCAAGCAGATGGATAAAGGGTTACAATGATGTGTTAAAAACTCCTAATTGGAATTGGGTTGAAAGCATATCTTACGATGGCGTTTTGTATGAACATGGAGAAGGCGGTCAAGCAAAAGCTAAAGCGAAAAACAATATGATGTCTAGCGTTTGCGGTCATACGCATACAGAAGCATATACAATGTGGTTCGTTGGAAAAAAATTTAGAGTATTTGGAATGCAAGTTGGTTGTGGAGTTGATAGTTCTACTTACGCTGCTGCATATGCTAAAAATTTTAAAAAACAAGCTATAGGATGCGGAGTAGTTATTGGAGGGCATACAGCTATAAACAAATTAATGAAATTATGATCAGCACATTCCAAGAAGATTTAAAAGTTGGTAAATTATATGAAAATATAGTTTTAAATAAAATTAAAAAGAAATATCCTAAAGCACATATTATTGATGGATATTGTAAAGATTGGGATATATTTGTGCCTGAACTTAATTTTGGAGTAGAGGTTAAGTCTGATAAAAAAAGTTTACATACAGGTAATATAGTTATAGAGGTAGAAATGAATGGCAAGCCTTCTGCATTATCAACTAGCAAATCTAAATGGTGGGTTATATATGATGGAGAAAATTTTAATTGGTTTACTATTAAGAATATAAAAAGATGCATAATAGAAAATAATTTAAGATGCGTTGAATTTATAGGAAAAGGAGATACAAAATCAAAAAAAGCATATTTGATAAAGAAACAAATGTTATATAAATATAAAGAATGAAATCTAAAAAATATACAACCAAAGAAAGATTTAAGATTCTTGAATCAACAGCAGCCACTTTGTATGTAGCAATAGAAAAACTATCTAAAAGAATAGATGGAATTGATGAATTTTTAACACAAGCAACTAAAGGTTATAAAGAATAATTTTTTTTTATTAACAAAAATGTTTATATTTATATAAATTATAAAACAAAACATTATGACAAATTATGCAATTCAAAAAAGTTTAATTAAAGATTTATCTTATTTAGGCAAAATGATTAATACTTTAGAAAACGAATTAAACATTAAGGAAACAAGAAAGGGAAAAGATTTATTAATCGACATGTTAAATCATAAAACAGAATTAAAACAGAGGTTAAAATATGTTGGTGATTTAAATTATGAATTAGTAAGAAGATGAGAGAAGCAACAGTAATTTACGATAATATAGAACTAACATTAGTAGGGCAATTTTATGAAGGTGACGATCGCACATATATGTATCCAGGCAGTTGTAGTGATTTTAATTTGTGTAAAGTGTTACATGGAGGAGAAGACATAATTGACTTGCTTGCAGATTACGTAATAGATATTTTAGAATTAGAAGCAATAAAAGAAATAGAGGAAGGAGAAAGATATCATGATAGTACTATTTGATGCAGACAGTTTAGTTTATTCTTCATGTTGTGGAGTAGATGATATATTAGATGAAGCTATTGGAAAGTTTGATCAGGTTTTTATGTCTATAATAAACAGGCTAGAAGAAACTTACGAGATAGAAAAGGTAATTACTTTTAACAATAGCAGAGGTAATTTTAGAAAATTATTAGATCCTAATTATAAAGCAAACAGAAAAAAACAAGAACATCCCAAATTATTAAATAAAATGCATGAAGAAATATCTTCTATTTATTCTTCTAAAAGTTGTTATGGAATGGAAACAGATGATCTAGTTGCAACGTATTGGAAAAAGCTTACTGATCAATTAGGGCAAAACAATGTAATTATAGTTTCATTAGACAAAGATTACAAGCAATTGCCTTGCATATTATATAATTATCACTATCAACATCAAACAATATCAAACATAAGCTATAAAGAATCATTATATAATTTTTATAGCCAAATGATTATTGGAGATAGCGCAGACAATGTAAACTACTGCAAAGGTTATGGAAAGGCATATGTAAAAAGATTGTTTCAGGATTGCGAAACTAATTATCAATTTACAAAAAAGACATACGAGTTATACAAAGAGATATACAAATCAAAAGGAAAACAAAAATATATTCAATGTTATAATCTATTAAGATTAAGGGTTGGATGGAAGGATTAAAGAATGATATAATTTACCAATTTTATTATATAGCTTTATATGATTATGAAAAAGGCAATGATGTAGATGAATTAAAAATGATTATGTATGATTATGAGGATAAAGAATTATATTTAGAATGCGAAGGGATAAGATTAGCAATAGAATATATAGAATTTTTAGAATTAATACAAAATATAATAGATGAATAGTAATGAAATAAGAAATTTAGTTCAGAGGAATTTTGAGTTAAATTTGAATCAAAAGAAAAGAACAAAAAAATTAGTTCATGCAAGGGCAGTATATTTTAAACTTTGTAGAGATTGCACTGATTTAACTCTTATGGAAATATCAAAAACATTGGGTTTTCATCATGCGACAGTAATACACAGCATTAACAAAATATTTCCTTCTTTTGATATGTATAATAATGATTACATAACAATTTATAATCAAATTAAAATGCAAGATAGCAAAGCTCCATTAAGCAAAAGATTTGAAGCTGCTAAAAATGAAAACACTAATTTGAAAAGAGAAATAGAAAAATTAAAAAGAAAAATAAATAAACATGAAACAGAGACTATCTATTAATAAAATAAAGCCTAATGCAGTTAATCCTAGATACATTAAGGATCATAAGTTTAAAAAGCTAGTTAAAAGCATTAAAAGTTTTCCTGAAATGCTAGAGAAAAGACCAATCATAGTAGATGAAAACATGATAGTTCTTGGAGGGAATATGAGATTAAAAGCATCAATAGAAGCTGGATTAAAGGAAGTCTGGATAGATATTGCAGAGGGATGGTCAGAAGATCAAAAGAAAGAATTTATAATAAAAGATAATGTAGGCTTTGGAGAATGGGATTGGGATATATTAGGAAATGAATGGAATGTAAAGCAATTAGAACATTGGGGTTTAGATGGTTTTCCTTTTGAAGAAGAACAAGTCGAAATTAAAGATATATCTGATAGTATAGAAAGCTCATTCAGAGTAGAAGTAGAATTAGAAAATGAAGAAGAACAAGAAAAATTATATAACGAATTAATAAACAAAGGATATATATGCCGACTTTTGACATTATAAAACAAACAACAGCTCCTAAAACATTTAGAGTAGCATCTGTTATAGGTAAATTTGATTTACAAAGTGAAAAAATAATAGAACATTTTAAAGGAGAAATTAATTTAGAAATTGATTGGAAAATAGGATTAATTGTAGGTAAATCAGGAACAGGTAAAACAACCATAGCAAAACAATTGTTTCCTAAATCATATGTAACTAATTACAAATATGATAAATTAACAGTTTTAGATGACATGCCTAAAGATTGCTCTGTTGATCAAATAACAAAAGCATTTAATAGTGTAGGTTTTTCAAGTCCACCAAGTTGGTTAAAACCATATTCTGTTTTATCTAATGGTCAAAAAATGAGAGTTGATTTAGCTAGAGCTATTTTAGAAGAAAACAAAATGTTTGTATTCGATGAATTTACTAGCGTTGTGGATAGAAATGTTGCTAAAATAGGAAGTTTTGCAATTCAAAAAGCAATTAGAAAAACAAATAAACAATTTATAGCTGTTGGATGTCATAATGATGTAGAAGATTGGTTAATGCCTGATTGGGTTTTTAATACTGATACCATGACCTTTCATTCATTTGAAGGGCAAAAAAAAAATAGACCAGAAATTAAATTTAACATATATGAATCTAAAAACAAATCAATTTGGAAGATGTTTGCTAAACACCATTATTTAAGTCATTCACATAATAATGCTGCCCATGTTTATTTAGCAACCATAAACAATGAAATAGCTGGCTTTTTAAGTGTTTTACATTTACCACATCCAAAAGTAAAAAACATAAAAAAAGTACATAGATTAGTTATTTTACCTGATTATCAAGGAGCTGGATTTGGTATAAAATTTTTAGAAGAAATAGGAAAACATTATAAAAAACAAAAATATAGATATACAATAGTTACATCAGCTCCTAGTTTAATATATGCTTTAAAAAAATCATTTAAATGGTCATGTAAAAATTATGGTCGATTAAAAGGTGGTGGAACAGGAATATTACATGGTACAAATAAAAGATTAACAGCAAATTCAAAAAATAGAATAACAGCATCATTCGAATTAAAATAAAAAAAAATGAACAAATCCGACACTATAAAAGAAAAGTTAATAGAAGCATTAGAAAAAAGTTTAGGTGTTGTTACAACTGCTTGTAAGAATGCTAATATACATAGATCAACTTATTATGATTGGTATAATAAAGATGAGGAATTTAAAAACAAAGTTGATTTAATTCAAAATGTTGCTTTAGATTTTGCAGAAAGCCAATTGCATAAACAAATACAAGAAGGATCAACAAGCGCAACAATATTTTATCTAAAGACAAAAGGCAAAGCAAGAGGATATCAAGAAAATCAAGCGATTGATTTAAATACTTCAGGAGAAATTAATGTAAACTTTAAGAATTTAATTAGTGCAATTAAAGATAAGGGATAAATTTTTGGTATGGGATAAAGTAGATTCACGATACTTTATTATAACTGGTGGTAGAGGATCTGGGAAATCTTTTGCCATCAATACCATGCTATTATTATTAACTCAAGAACAAGGGCATACTATTTTATTTACTAGATATACTTTGCGATCAGCAAACATTTCTATCATTCCAGAATTTAAAGAAAAGATAGATCTTCTTAATTTAAATCATATGTTTCATATAACTAAAGATGAAATAATAAATAAGAATTCAGGATCAAAGATATTATTTAGAGGAATCAAAACATCTTCAGGAGATCAAACAGCTAATTTAAAATCATTGCAAGGAATAACAACTTGGGTAATGGATGAAGCTGAAGAATTAGTTGATGAAAGCATCTTTGATAAGATAGATTTATCAGTAAGAAAGAAAGGCATAGACAATAGAATAATGCTAGTATTAAACCCAGCAACTAAAGAACATTGGATTTACAAGCGTTTTTTTGAAAGTAAGGGTATTGATTCAAAAAGTAATTTAAGCGCAGGAAATGTTACTTATATCCATTCTACGTACCTAGATAACATTGATAACTTGTCTGATAGTTATTTAGCAAGAATAGAAGATATAAAAAACAATAGACCAGCAAAATATGAGCATCAAATATTAGGAGGATGGTTAGAAAAAGCAGAGGGAGTTATATTTAGTAATTGGTCAATAGGAGAATTTAAGGAAGTTTCAACTGTTGTGCTAGGTCAAGATTATGGATTTTCAGCAGATCCATCGGTATTATTAAAAACTAGCATAGATAAAAAAAATAGAAAGATTTATGTAAAGTTATGTTTTTATAAAACGCATTTAACAACAAGCAACATTGCTCAACTTAATAAACAATTTGCTGGTCAGAATTTAATCGTAGCTGACAGCGCAGAGCCAAGGCTTATAAATGAACTGTCTAGGCATTGCAATATAGTTCCAACAATCAAAGGACAAGGATCAATCATATTTGGAATTAGCTTATTGCAAGATTATGATTTAATAATAGATCCTGAAAGCACAGAGATAGTTAAAGAACTAAACAACTATTCATGGTTAGAAAAGAAATCGCAAACCCCAATAGATAAATTTAATCATACTATTGATGCTTTAAGGTATGCAGTAGCCTATCAATTAGAGAACCCAAATAAGGGAGAATATTTTATTTATTAATGTTTATTTGTTTTTATTAACAAAATTGTTTATATTTAATTATTAATAACAATAAAAGCAAAACAAATGACAACTGAATTTACTCAAAAAAGAAAAAATTTTTTAAGTTCTAATTTTACAAATTGGTCAATACAAGATTTATGGAAACAATATCAATTTTGCCAAGAAAAACCTAGTTCATTTAATAATGAAATTTTAAAATTAGTAATTAAAGAAATTAAAAACAGAAGATAATGAAAAGATATAATAAATATTATTTTATAAGCGATTTAAAAGATTCAATTGCAGATTTTTTGGATGAATCTACTTTTGAAGATAACCAAGATATATATGAAGAAATGCATCAATTTATTAATGAACAAATAGAACATGAAATAATTTATTATCACGATTGTTGGATAATATGCATGACAGAAGGCAATTCAGACTTTCATATTGAACAAACAGGAGAAAAAGCAAAAGATATTACTGAATTAGCTTATTGGACTTTATGGGATATAGTTGAAGAAAGTATCGATTATCATTTAGAAACAAAAAAAATAAAAGAAACATTATGAAAAATAAAAAGTATGAAGCATCAATGATAGTATCTGCAATTAGCATTATTGGAATGATTGTGGTACTTTTATTATGTGGATAGAAAATTAATGAAAAAAATAAGTTGGTGTTTAAAAAATTATATATTTATTTATCCAAACCCAATTAATAATTCAAGAAAAGCAAGAGTTAATATTTACATTAATTCATCAGGCAAAATAAAAAAAGGAAAAGAAATATATACTCAAAATAAAGTTCATGAAAAGATATATGAGCTGTATGAACATATTTACAATAAGTTAAATTAGTTTTTAATTTTTAGTTCGAAAAAAGAGGTTAGTTATACATTAACCTCTTTTTTTGGTTATATAATAAAGACTATTCATGATTTCAGTTCCAATTTCATTAAAATATATTAAACTAGGAAATTATCAAAAGTTTCTGCAAATAGAAAACCCTTCTACAGAAGATCTAATTAAATGCTTATTAGAAGTATCTTCTCCTGATCTAGCTAGAATGAAAGCAACAGATGTTGATCATATGGCTGCTAAATTAAATGAGCTGTTTGAAGTCGAACATCAATTTGTTAATCAATTTGAATTATATGGAAAGCGTTTTGGATTTATTCCAAAGCTTGATGATATTACTTATGGAGAGAATAAAGATATAACAAACTACATAAATGATTGGGGAAACATGCATAAAGCAATGGCTGTTTTATTTAGACCAATAGAAAAAAAATTATCCAATCAATATATTATAGAGGATTACGAAGGAAGTCATGTTTATAGCGATGTCATGAAAGACATGCCATTAAGCGTAGCATTAGGATCAATGGTTTTTTTTTACAATTTAACGAACGAATTACTGAACTATATCCCGAATTATTTACAGAAACAGATCAACAAGGAACAGATGACAGGAGCGGATTCTCTAGAAAATGGGGAAGTTATTCTGAACTCTATACTCTTGCTCAAGGAGACATTACAAGATTTGATACCATCACAAAATATAAACTACACCAATGCTTAATGTATTTGGCATTTGAAAAAGAAAAAACAGAATTAGAATCAAGAATGATAAAACGTAAATTTAAATAATATGCAAGGCTTTTATAACCTATCAAACAAAATTAGAGAAACATTACAATTAGATGAATTTGTTAATACAGTTACTTATGGAGATCTAATGGAAGTTGATTTAAATAAACAAACAATATTTCCTTTATCTCACTTTATGATATCTGGGGCTACAATGCAAAGCAATGTTTGGAATTTTAGCGTTTCTTTATTATGCATGGATTTAGTAAACGAAAGTAAGAATTATGCTGATGGCATTCCTGGAGAATTTAGAGGTAACAATAATGAGCAAGATGTTTTTAATACTCAATTAGCTGTAGCAAATAGATTACTAGAATTATTATTAAGAGGAGATCTATATGTAGATAAATATCAATTAGATGGAGATCCAACATTAGAGCCTTTCGTTGATAGGTTTGAAAATAAACTGGCTGGATGGACTGTTACGTTTAATGTGCTAATTCCTAACGACATGACTATATGCTAAAAGAATTAAAAACTGAAATGCAAAAGATTGGTCATCAGGTTGTTAATGGAGCTGTTAGGCAATTGCAAAGCGGTAAACATATATCAAGTGGTAGTTTAGCGCAAAACATAACTTATAGAGTTGAAGAAAATAGAGATGGTTATGATTTAGAATTTTGGATGGAAGAATACGGAATGTTTTTAGATGCTGGAGTATATGGATCAAATCCAATGAAAGCAAGAGCAAAGAATCCAAAACAAAAAGGAAAGAAAACAAATTCAGTATTTACAGGAAAAGATGGATTAGCAGAAAAGTTTTCCTATAAGAATAAAAGACCACCTATGGAAAGTTTAAAAGGATGGGCAAAGAAAAAGAATATTAGGTTTAGAGATAATAAAGGAAGATTTGCCAAAGGCGGTTATACAACTATCGCTTATTGGTTGCAAGATAGAATCTTTTATCAAGGTATTGCTCCAACATTATTTTTTACTAAACCATTTTTAAAAGCATTTAATGAACTAGATAAAGAAATAGTAAAACAATTTGATTTATATATCAATACAGTATTAGAAGAAGATTCAAAATGGGGAAGCTATTCAGCAATAAGAAATTAAACAAAATAACTAATGAGCAAAATTAACGTAAGAAGTCCATACTTCATATTTTTTAAAGATATTAATTTAACAAGCGCAAAGCTTGAAATAAGAATATACCAAGGATTAGCAGAAACAACTTGGCAAGGAAGTCCTCAATATACTTTAACTTCAACAGCTATAGGCGAGCGCATATCTTTTGAAATAGCAGAGTTAATAAAAGACTATATCCCAGCAGCATTTAATGGAATATATCCAAGTTTAACAGGAAGTTCTGGAGATAATACTACAATGTATGTAGATTATAGAATTACAAAAACATTAACTACTGGAGTTCAAACGCCAGTTGATACATTAGGAGTAAGAGCGTTTTATGGTTATGGCTACTTTGAAGAAGGTTCTAATCCTCAACTATTGCAAGGCTACTTACAATCAAACACTAAAATACTAAAACTACACGATGCTCCTATAAGAATACCAGTAGATAACGAAAACACAAACTCTGTTGTATTTCTATATCAAGGGCAACAAGTATATTCTTGGCTTCCTTCTACTGGTCTTACAATACAAGATCAGATTGTTTATGTTAGTAATGGCGTTAATGGAGCAGATAGCTTTGAAGAAAGAGTAGAACTAGATGGAGGTACATTTGAAAATAATGCTTGTATTGATCAATTTGAAGATGACTTTGAGATATTTCCAGTTGATGAGGTTTATGTTAGTGCAGTTGAAGGATTGACTGTAATTCAAGTAGATAATATAGATGAATGTAAATACACGCCTTACAAACTAACCTTTATAAATAAGTTTGGAGCATATCAAGATATATGGATGTTTAAGAATTCTAAACTTGCAATGACTACTCAAAAAGATAAATACAAATCTAACATACTAAATAACGGAACATACTCAACATACAATGCGCAAGTTAGATTACTTACTAAAAACGCAAACCAAAGGCTTACGTTAAATAGTGGCTATTATCCAGAAAGCAATAATGAAATATTTAAACAACTATTTTTAAGTGATAAAGTATGGATAGAATACAAAGAAAAAACATTAGCTGTAAATATTGAGAATAACAATATAGACTACAAAACAAGCCTTACTGATAGTTTAATAAACTACACAATAGATGTAAGCTTTGCATTTGATACTATAAACAATATAAGATAAATGAATTTAGAATTATATATAGATAATACAAGAGTTGATTTATTTAAAGATGAAGCAATAACTCTTACAGATACACAGCAAAACATTCGTGATATTGCTTTGGTCTTTACTCCTTTTAGTCAGCAGTTTAATTTACCAGCATCCTCTACTAATAATAAGATATTTAAACACTATTACAACAACGACATAGTAAATGGTTATGATGCTAGGTTTAGAGTTGATTCTATTATAAAGCTTGATGGAGCAGATTTTAAAGTAGGTAAGATTAGATTAGATTCTGTATCAATGAAAGACAACAAAGCACACGCTTATAAGGTAGTGTTCTTTGGTAATACTTCTAGTCTTAAAGATATATTTGGTGATGAAACTTTAAGCTCTCTAAATCCTTTAAATGCTTATGATATGGTCTTAAATAATGATGACCTTTTAGATGCCTTTAAAACTGGTTTACAAAGTACTAATCTACCAT